GATATTGTCATGCCGCAGCCGTGGGAATTTCAACGCAATATTGTCAAGCTGAAAGTCAAGCCGCGCGTGGTGCAATCTTCACAGGTCATCTGGACGCTGAACGATACCCCCTCCATTGCAGCCGGTGAAAGCATTATCGTTTGGGCGCAGTACTCATACGAGAATCAGAGCGTGCCGGCCACGGATGTGATCACGCCGGCAGCCACAACTGACTATACCGCCAATACGCAGGCTGACGAGTTGGGAACGGATAAGACCGCGGATATCTCCGTGGCAATCGAAAAATTTGCCGAAACATCCAAAATCACCTACACCAACGGCAGCGCTGGCACTGTTTACCTGATTAATCCGCAGCTGCGCGGCAAGCCGATCAATGTGCCGGATACAGCTGGCATTAACGTGGAAGGTACGGGTTCGGACACTTTTCCGCGCGTGATGGAGTTGGATTTGCCCTGGCAGCAGGATTACAACATCGGCGTCAATATCGCTGAATACCTGGTTGATTTTTTATCATCTAACCAATATTTTCCAACTGTACTGATTGAAGCGCGCCCTTCTGTTCAATTCGGGCTTGACCTGTACGATGCAGTCAGCCTGACTTTTGACACCTGGGGCGTTGACCTGAATTTCAGGGTTGGAAAAATTAAACACCGCTTCTTGTCAGCCACCGGCCAACATGTGCAGACCGAAATGAAACTATTCCCTGTTTATCTGCCGCCCGTGGATAACTATTGGTATCTGGGCACGGAAGGCTTGAGCGAACTGGGCGTCCATACATACCTGGGAGTGTAAATGGAAGAAAAAATTATTACTGCGTTGGATTATGCTAAAAGAGACAATTCGCGCACTGTGCGGGAACACCTTGAGAAATTAATGGTGAAAATTGGCAGGCGCTACGATACCCCGCTGAATGGGCAACCGAAAGGCAAACCTGTGGCCGCTGAGGTCAATTATGGACGTTGGATCGCGCGCTGCCCAGACTGCAACGGAGCTGAAGATGTTGATCCTTCAGAGCCAATCTTTTATTGCTTTTCCTGCGGCAATTTCACCAATAACGGGCGCCCGCGCGCGGTCATTTTCCCATCTGCCAAAGAACGCAAAGCCATCGAAACAGAACTACTGAAGCGGCCTGTGAAGATCAAGGGCGGGACTAATGCGCTGGACAGGCTGGTCAATGCCGTGCCTGAAATCATGACTGACAAAATGATCCTATCGCGCTCCTGGCTGCCTGGTGAAACTCTGGCAGATCTGAAAACGCAGAATAAGGCGCTGAAAGAGGTGCTAAATGGCTAATACTGTTGTACCGACCTACACTACCAACCAGCTAATAACGGCCGCGCACGCCAATACCTACTGGCGCGATAACCTGAATGAACACTGGCCGTTTACCGCAGCTGGCGATCTGGCCTACGCAACTGGCACCACCACACTGACAAAACTGGCCATTGGCGCAGCTGGCAGGCGGCTTGGTTCGAATGGATCAGTCCCCGCCTGGCTGTACGGCGCTCCCTTACTGACCTACGGCATTAGTCAGGTAACCACTGGTTGGCAATCTACAACTGCGCAGGCCTTCCAAAATTCACCGCTCAATATGACGCTGACCTTGCCCGTTGCCGGCATTATCGTGGCTTTTGCGCACTTCAGCGTTAGATCCAGTAGCTCCAGCTATTCGGCCATTTACCGCGTCAATATCGATGGTGAGGGCGGGGTAACACACAGCGAACCAGGCACGGCCTACGATTCAACCAGCCTTTCGCATATTAAGTCTTGCGCGGCTGGCGATCGGGTGGTCAAGGTGGAAGGTTACGGCTACCTGTCGGCCAGCATGTACGTGGACGACGGCGAATTAATCGCACTGGCTTTTCCGGCGGCATAAATGAGCGATACAGGCAAATACCCAACCGCACAGAATTATGACAGCTGGCTGATCGGCTTTCTGTTTGTGTGTGTTTGCCTCGTGCGGGATGTGCATTTTAGTTTATGAGGTGATACGGTGAAATTATCGCTGTGCATGATTGTCAAAAATGAAGAGAAATATCTGGAGCGCGCTCTTAGGCTTCCGAGAATTCTGTTTGATGAAATTGTGATTTTGGATACCGGATCAACAGACAACACGAAATGGTATGCAAAAGAGTATGGCTGTAAGGTTTTTTCTGGCGGCGATCCCATGCACAAGGGTCAGGCCAGAACGCAGTCCATGAACCTGGCCACCGGTGATTATGTCATCATTCTGGACGCGGACGAAACGATCCAGAATCCAAAAGCAGTCAGGGCTGAAATTGAAAAGACGCAGGCGGATGTGTATTACATCCGACTGGCCTTCATGGATGGAGATAAACAGACCCTGTCTTACTCCCAGGCGCGCATTTTCAAGAAAGGTGTGGCTGAATACAAATACCGCGCGCATGAAGTACCTGTTTGGAAAGACGGGGCAAGGGTAATCTGGACTGATCTGCTTTGGGAACACCGCCCGCCTCCAGAACGCGCGGAAGGCAAGAAATTGTATGCCCTTCAACGGCTGCTGTTGGACGTGAAAGAAAATCCCTGGAACGCCCGCCCACTTTATTATCTCGGACGGCAGTATTACTACCTGCAGCAGTTCAGGGGTGCGATTGACACGCTGAAAAAGTATATCCAGGTTGGCAGCAATGACACCGGCGACGCCTGGCATTTTATCGCCATGTCATACCGCAATCTTGGAAAAGCCAAAGAGGCTATCTCCGCCATGTATCAGGCCATCGCCATCAAACCCATACACCGCGAATATTGGGCGACTTTATCCGCCTGGTACAAAGAGGACAAACAGCCCGAACTGGCTTATGCCTGTTTGCGCTTCGTTGAAAAGCTGCCTCCCCCGAAACATGACTATCTCTGGAATCGCTACTACGGCGCGGATTTCTACGATTCCCTGGCATTGAGCGCTTATGCTATCAAGGATTACATTCCGGCTTTAAGCGCGGGCATTGAGGCGATCCGGAAAAATCCGGACAGCGCAAGGCTGAAAGACAACCTGAATTATTACATTCAAAAGGCAAGGTGACCTATGGCATATGAATTTACCGATAAAGTGGATGCTGTTGATGATGTTATGGCAGCAGATATCAACGAACTGCAGGCGGCACTTGAAGCGCATGAATTTCTGACCTTCAAGGCAGCCACCGAACTGACCATTGCCAGCGGGGTGATTACCGCCGTGCAGGCTTGCCATAAGTTGCAGCCGGAAACCTCGACTGCAGATGACCTCGCTACCATCAACGGCATGGATGCGGGGGATGTGCTGGTATTGTATGTTTCCGACGCCGGAACTGACACCATCACCATTAAGCACGGGACCGGAAATATATCCTGTGCCAATGGCGCGGATATTGGCTTTTCAGAAGGCGCGGTTGTGTGCTATTTTGATGGCACGACTGTTTACGTTTCAGGCGGGGGCGGTGGCGCGACTGGAGCGACTGGGCCAACAGGACCTACCGGAGGCGTTACCGGAGCCACCGGCCCGACTGGCCCTACAGGTCCTACTGGCACGACTGGCTCAACTGGAAGCACTGGGGCTACAGGAACAACCGGTCCGCAGGGTGCTACTGGGCCTACGGGAACCACTGGCCCTACTGGCCCAACCGGTCCAACGGGTAACGATGCAGTATTAACTGGACCTACCGGCACAACAGGCCCGGCAGGTCCTACAGGCCCTACAGGGCCAACAGGTAATGATGCCATGCTGACAGGTCCAACAGGGCCTACGGGCCCAACGGGTCCGAGCGGCGGGCCGATTGGCCCTACAGGTCCTACTGGCACGACTGGCTCAACTGGAAGCACTGGGGCTACAGGAACAACCGGTCCGCAGGGTGCTACTGGGCCTACGGGAATAACGGGACCAACGGGCGTGGGCGGAGCGGATTTATTAGAGGTTCAGGTATTTCTATAAGGAGTAAAAATTATGGCAACATATACGAAATTGAATTTAAGCGCATCAACTGATGGACGCGGCATTAAGGTTACACAGACCGCTACAGCTGGGGATACCATTCACACCTGCTCGAATGATGCGGATATAATGGACGAGATTTGGCTGTATGCTTACAATTCGGCAGCGACAACCGTTAATCTGACTATCGAGATGGGCGGGGCAACCGCGCCGGATGATAATATTCTGGCGGCGATACCGTCCAAAGCGGGCTTATATCTCATTGTGCCCGGACTGGTAATAAAAGGGAACGCGACACCCCTTGTAATAAAAGCATTTGCGGCAACTGCTAATGTGGTTGTCATCTTTGGGTATGTAAACAGGACAACAACATGATAAGAGGCCGGTTTATAAGGCGCGAATTAGGTAAAGTGGACACGCGCCTGCTTAGAGCGCAAGCGGTGTACGGCTATTTTGCGGGAGGCTCCACCGGTTCCAGTGTCACCACCACCGATAGGGTAACTTTCTCGACGGGTGCAATAGCCGCGCAGGGGGCTGGATATGTCCTGACGGAGGGAAGATACTGTTTAGCTGGTCTATCCGATGGAACAGTATACGGCTATTTTGCGGGAGGCTATGCCACCGACGTCGATGTCACCACCACCGATAGGGTAACTTTCTCAACCGGCGCAATAGCCACGCAAGGGGCTGGATATATTCTGACACAGGCGAGATACGGTTTAGCAGGCCTATCCGATGGGGCGGTGTATGGCTATTTTGCGGGGGGGCTCACCGATGACTCCGTAACCACTACCGACAGAGTAACCTTCTCTACCGGTGCAATAGCCGCGCAAGGGGCTGGAAATGTTTTGACACAGGCAAGACGCTTTTTAGCAGGTCTATCCGATGGAACAGTATACGGCTATTTTGCGGGGGGAGGCATCACCGGCAGCGATGTTGACACTACCGACAGAATAACCTTCTCCACTGGCGCAATAGCCGCGCAAGGGGCTGGATATATTCTGACACAGGCGAGACGCGGTTTAGCCGGTCTATCCGACGGGGCGGTGTATGGCTATTTTGCGGGAGGCTATGCCACCGACGTCGATGTCACCACCACCGATAGGGTAACTTTCTCAACCGGCGCAATAGCCACGCAAGGGGCTGGATATATTCTGACACAGGCGAGACGCGGTTTAGCCGGTATATCTGATGGAACAATATACGGCTATTTTGCGGGAGGCTCCAACCCCAGCTATGTCACCACCACCGATAGGGTAACTTTCTCGACGGGTGCAATAGCCGCGCAGGGGGCTGGATATGTCCTGACGGAGGCAAGACACTATTTCGCCGGTCTATCCGACGGGGCGGTGTAATGCAGATAAAAATACCCGATAAGCTGGATGACTTAAAACAAGCATTTGATGCGGTACAGATGCCTCGCTCGGCATACATGCTAAATAAGCTTATCGTGGACACAAAATACACAGAGGAAGGGCGCTATCAGCAATGCGTAAACGAACTATGCCAACTTTATGACACCATGAGGATTGCCAACGCGAAGGTAAAACTCAAGCAGTTGGAAGTAAACGAAATTGACGACAGCACAGAAAGAGGCAGGCTGCAGAAAGAAATAAAACTGATAGAGCTGGAACAGACACGCCGTGCTTTTATTGGCGCTATGCGTGAGTTTGAGGTTTTATATCAACGCTGGCAAGAATTTCCCACTAAATATACCGCCGAACAAATAGAGGCATCCAAGCCGGAAGAATATAGACTAATGATTGAGGCACAAGCGACACATGACTTGAATGCCTATGGAAAAATTATGCCAGGTAATCAAGAGGCACTACGCCAGATTAATAGACAGTTTGTTCAGGTAACATCACCGGAAGAATTTGAGAAGCTAAATGGCGGGTGAGAGATTAACAAAAATAGAAAGAGGTAGATATGGCAACTGCAAAACTAACCGCAACCATTGTTAAGACAGAACTGGACGACCATATCACTAAACACCGAGATGTTTACGATCCCCGCTCTGAGAAGATGCACAAAACGCTATATGGGGAAAGAGGCACAAATGGACTGGCTGGACAGATTGAAATTCAGGGCGTGTGCATGAAGAACATCAATAATAGACTGACTGCGATTGAGGGGTATCTCAAATGGCTGGTCATGCTGCTGTTAGGTGCGATTATTACGGGCGGGTTAAATCTGCTGTTCAAATAGGCTGGCAGAAAATCCTGAAAGTCGGTAATCTGTAATCAATGGGATCTGATAAAGTCAATACTCGCGTTAAAAACGAGATAGTCCGCATGAAAGAAGCGGGCATGACATTTACCCAAATAGGAGGCCAATTGGGATTAAAAACCGGAACTGTTAAAACGCACTATTATCTGGCAACAGGACAACCGTCCTATAAGATACCTGAATCGCCTTATCCCCGCTATGATCAACCGCCAACCATTGAGGGGGATGCCCTGATACTGCCAGACGCTGAAATTCCATTCCACCATGCCGAATTTATCAACCGCGTTTTGGATCTCGCGGATGCATGGAAAATCAAGCAGATGATAGCGGCGGGCGACCTACTGCACTTTGACAGTCTTTCAGGCTGGGAGCCAAATTGGGCGGTCAAACCTAACGGCGGTTTATCCGAAACAGACGAAAAACGATTAATGGACTTGGCAATGACTTTGCCAAAAAATCACCAACAGCGCCTCATGGAAACCATCGCGGATATTGGCGGGCAGACAGAAGAGGGCGGAGGCTTTAGCAGTGAAATGCACCATGCGCGGAAAACCCTGCAAGCCCTTGATGACCTGTTTGAAAAGTTTGTGTGGGTACTCGGAAACCATGAGGGCAGATTACTAAGGGCGATCAACTCCCCTGTGCAGCCGTCCGAACTGCTAAACCTTATGAAGTTGGAAGAGGGGAAATGGTTAATCGCGCCTTATTATTTTTGTATTCTGAATACAGAGCGTGAGCCTTATCGCATAGAACACCCCAAGAGTGCAGCTAAAGGCACAGCCGAAAAACTGGCGAGTAAATTTCAGATGAGTGTACTTATGGGGCATTCGCATTTATTGCGGAATGACTGGGATTTGTCGGGAAAGTATCACGCCTGTCATATCGGCCACGTGGTTGATGAAATCCGTTTGTCATATGCCGCGCAAAGAAGCACAATCAGGGACGCGCATAAACTGGGGGCAGCCATAATACGCGGGGGGTATCTTTGGACACTTGATGAAAGTGTTGATTGGGGCGGATTAAAGAAATTATGAAACTAACGAGTGGCGTCTATGAAATTGTGAATGTTGTAAATAATCATAGATATATTTGCAGTTCTATAAATATGTTTACTCGATATAAAAGACACATAAGAGAACTGTCAAAAGGGAAACACCATTCAATATATCTTTACCGGGCATGGAAAAAATATTCACAAGAATCATTTATTTTTAAACCAATAATTTATTGTGACAATTCAATGCTTTTGTTTTATGAACAAAAATTTATTAATTATTACAGGCCAGAATATAACATTTCTTTGTCTGCTTCAGCACCTATGGCCGGAAGAAAACATTCTAAAAGTTCATGCGAAAAGATGAGTATTGCGCGTTTGGGAAATAAATATTGTCTTGGTCATCATCCGAGTCTTGAAACAAGGGAAAAAATAAGCTTGGCTGGGTTGGGAAATAAAAATGCCATTGGAAATAAAAACAGACTGGGAAAACATAATACCGCAGAATCGAAAGAAAAAGATAGGATTGCACATCTTGGAAACAAATATGCACTTGGTAATAAAAGTATGTTGGGAAAACACCATACAAAAGAAACCCTATTAAAGATGAGCCTTGCTCAAAAAGGAAATAAAAATGCACTTGGAGCAAAGCGATCAGATACCACAAAAATAAAAATTAGGGTGGCTTTGCAAAAATATTACAAAGATAAAGTAGTTTGCCAGATTAGGACACCAGAACATAACGAAAATATTAGTAAGGCATTGCGGGGTAGGGTGCTTTCAGAAGAACACAAAAAGCACATTAGCGAATCAAAAAAATTATATTGGGAAAGGATGAAAAGATTATGAGCTTAATAGCAGGACAACTTATCAAGGATAGATTTTTTTATTTACCCCAAATGGGCATGTATTGGGACTTGATTGCCCTAAAACGCTTCGGGGACGAGATGCAATACAGCCAAGAGATTGACAGGCTGAACGACGAATTACAGAAGAATCCTAAAGCAGCAGGGCAACAGTGGAAGACGGGCATATTCCTGAACGCTGTGCAGATTGGCAAACTTTCGCAGCAATGGCAGAACTCGTATTGCGCCAAGTCTTATCTCATTTACGCCAAACCAGACTTTGACGGCAAGGGCGAGGAACTTCCCGCAATTGGTGTCTGGAATCCAGTCCATTTTGTATGGGCGAGTAATTACAAAGTGTGGATCTGGCAATTCAAAGATACGCCCGAACACACCGCTGAATGGTTGGGCAATAAATTCCGTGTTGTGAACGCCGCGGATGTCCTAAGCGATATGTATCCAACGCCCGCAGGAAGTTTGGCAAAGCCAGGTAATCCGCCAACAACTCCGCCGGTAACGCCCCCAACAGAAGAACCGGAAACTCCTCCCGCGACAGATCCAACTATTCCCGGGATTGTTTTTCCAGGAAGAATCGATATTCACATTTGGACGCATGAGGGCAAGCCGGAAGAATAAAGGTGTATAATAATATTATGCGGTCATTGAGGGCGGCTCGATGATCGCGATGGCTGGATTAACTTAAGGTTTTGACCGATTGTGATTGCCAGCCAACAGCACCGCCTGATCTGGCGGTGTTTGTTTTGTATAGAGATATTAACCTAATTCCGGTATTATCCCTATACGATTGATACTAATCACGATTATTTGAACTGTCAAAATTTCTTTGACAGTTGAATCGCGCAATCAGTTTATCCACCGGATTGCCTTCAATTAGTAATTATTGCCTCTTGACATTGTAATATTTTTATGATATTATATCATTAATTCAACGGAGGCAATATGGAAAAAACGAAAAATTTTGCACTAAGAATCTCACCAGAACTATTTGAAAGACTGGCAAGGCGCGCTGAAAAGAATAACCGATCAATCAACGCAGAAATTAACACTATCATCGAGAATGCGCTGGACGCGGTTATTATTCCAGTCGGCGGCACTATCAACGATGACGGCACAGTTACCTTCAATGCTGCCCGCGCGCGCAAGTGGGCAAGCAGCATCTCGATTAAAGAGGAACAAGACAGACGGTAATCCAGGAGGATGAAATGGCTAAACGATTGCTCATGATTCACCACCTCGATGGAAGAACTGACTATATCTGTCCCAAATGCGACAGCGTAATGAAGTCGGTTGACAATTATTCCATGCACTTTAGCGGTGGAGAAGTTGTAGAGAAGGGCGGTGAATTCCTTTCCTGTCCTAATTGCGGCATGAGGCAGGATTATCCCAAATTGAATGTACGGGACTTCAAGCACTTCCAGTCGGAGTTTTAGATGGTTACTAATAAATATGGCGAACAGTACTCGCTGAACTGCCCCAACTGTTTTGCCAATATTGGCAGAATGGAGTCGATAAATTACGTAAAGGGCGTAACTACCCGTATTTATTCCTGCAGCCGATGTGACGCATTTTGGGCGGTTGAATTTCCGAGGAAATCGTATATCACAGAATTACGCCGGAAGAAATTATCAGGAATGCGGCGATTGAAATATTGGAGGTAAACAAAATAATTGACAAGTTGAAAAAAGCAAAATTGGCAGGAATAAAGATACAGGAGGAAAAATGAATAAGTCAGACAGCATTAAAAATTTATCAGTAGCGCTAAAAAAGGCGCAATCAGAAATGGGCGAAGTGAAATTTGACAGCGCTAACCCATTTTATAACAGCCGCTATGCCTCTTTGGGCGCGGTTATTGAGGCATCAAAAAAGGCACTTTCAAACAATGGGCTTTCGGTCAGCCAACCAACCGTCTCAAATGAGTATGGCGTTGGAATCTCAACCCTACTTTTGCATGAATCGGGTGAATGGATTGAAAGCACGGTAACCATTCCGGTAACCGATGGAAAGAATATCGCACAGGAGGCAGGAAAGACAATCACCTATCTGCGCCGCTATTCGTTGGCGTCAATTCTTAATCTTTACTCGGATGAGGACACGGACGGCGAACAGAAGGTCCCACAAAAACAGCCTGCGCCCCAAAAGATGAGCATTGAAACAGCGGCAAACATTAAGGGATCAGACGGTAAGAAGTACGGCGATTGTTCAGACCAGGAACTGAAAAATAAGTTGATCGGAATTAGTAAGGTATTGAACAATAAGAATGTAAGCCCGGAAGACAAAGAGGGGATGTTGTTCAAGCGCGATGCAATCAATACCATCTTGGCAGCACGGAAAAAATAATCATCTTTCTTCTCCTTTAGGTGTCCGGGTGTGCCCTGTGGTCGCTCGGACACCAACTAAAAACAGAAAATGGAGGCAATTATGTGTAACGGATTTGGCGGATTTTACAGCAAGAGCGGGAAGGTCTATTTTACAACCCCCGATGATAATGGGAATTGCAGTCATAGCGATACGGCAAGCAGACTGCCAAAGGGTGCGAAAGAAAATGGCCTTGTACCGTTTGAGATACCCGATTGGTCAGTAAAAAAATTTAATTGGGACACAAATTTCGCGCCAGAATGGGCAAATGCCAATGCAAAGAAAATCTGCGTCAGGAAAATGAAGGAAGTAAAACCATTTTGGGCGGAATACAAAAAGGGCAGAGACGCAGCGCGGGCGGAATACGAAAAGGTCATAGCTCCGGCGCGGGCGGAATTTATAAGCCACCTCAAACAAATTGATGGATATTGTCAGGAGGCATGAATGAATCTCTTACTCGGAATTGTAATCGGCATGGCAATCTGCGCAATTAGGCGAACCCGTACAGTTGGCGATGCTATGACTATAAGTCAGTCCATTATTGACCGCCTGCTAAAGGACCAATCCGGCTGCTGTTGGAAATGTGGGAATGATTTATACCGGACCGGATTTGAGGTCCATCACGCTGTATATACAAGGGATGTGCGCTTTTCCAAATGGCTTGACCAAATTGAGAACCTGCTACTTATCTGCCCGCGCTGCCACAGTAATCACGGCATCTTGGGAAACATCGAGACCAGGCGCAAGGCATTCAAGTGGAAAGTCGAGCATGGGTATCTGATGAAGGAATGGGAAATGAGCATACCTTTTGTAGTGCATGATATTTTTGAGGAGGTTGACAAAAATGAATAAAAGCACGTGGTATAATGGGGATGCTAATGGATATCATAATGACGGTAACATATCCCCGCTTTCATCCGGTATCCATTAGCAAGATACTGTCAGAGGATGACGGCGGGGATTTGTTTAAGAGGTGAATATGCAGGAAGAAAATAATGCGATAGTTGAAATCAGCAAGGCGGAGTTGGCATTAGAGCGCGCAAACGATATTCACGAAATGCTTGTTTTGCGCGATAGCGCAGCTGCTTATGAATTATTAGCCAACGCTCAAGGATTCAAGGAGGCGGCACAGAAGGCTAAAATATTTCAACTAAAAGCAGAACGCAAGGCGGGCGATTGGTTAAGTGAAAATGTCCATGAAGGCAATCCACAATGGTCGCAAGATGATACCAATGGAAAATTGCCTGAGGGTATTACCAAAAGCGAATCCAGTCGTTGGCAATTAGAGTCGTCTTTACCGGAAGAAAAGTTTGATGAGTGGGTGGATGATAGTCTTTCCAGCGGAAAAGAAATCACTGCAACCGCTTTACAAAAACTGGCAAAGGCTCATAAGATTGAAAAAAATCGGGGTGAATTTATAAAACAAGAACTGCCCATTAATATATATGACATCATATATGCTGACCCCCCCTGGCGATATGATAATAGCGGATTTTATCAAAGCGCTGAATCGCAATATCCAACAATGAGTATTGACGAAATTTGTAATATGCCCGTCAGTAAATTGAGCCATGAAAATACAATCCTGTTTTTATGGGCAACATCACCCCTTTTGCCGGAGGCAATCCAAGTTGTTAAAGCGTGGGGCTTTACTTACAGAGCATCAATGGTTTGGGTAAAAGATAGGGCGCCCGGCATGGGATGGTGGGTTAACACCAAACACGAGTTGTTGCTTATCGCCTCCAAAAACACCAATCATCCAATAAAAAAGTGTGATAGTGTCATATTTGCGGGCGTTACAAGACACAGTAAAAAGCCCGAAGAGTTTTATAAATGCATTGAATCAATGTATCCAAACGCGAAAAGAGTTGAGCTGTTCTCGCGAAATGCGCGTGATGGATGGACGATGTGGGGAAATGAAAAATTACAGTAGTCAAAATAAAATGGATGTTGTAATGAAAAAGATGCCTAATTGGGGTAATAAGTATTGGGTAGTTGTAAAGTTGAAAAACTCCAGAATTTTTATACCCTCCTTTCACGATATTTATAGAATAGTGAGGGCTATATGCGTTTGTGAAGACGAAAAATATCCATACGGAAAGGGTGCCGAAATGGTCGCTGAATTTTTAGCAGATACATGTAGTGGCATCCCATTCAAAACCTTGATAGAAAAATATCAAATACCAACAAGGGAAAGCGACAATGGCTAAAAAAATATGGTATAATATTCGCATGCTGAGTTCACGTGTGTTTTTATTTACCGGAATAAACCAGCCCACCAGGAACGCACGTGTTCTCAGCAAACATCTAGCGGTAATCTGGCGGGCTGGTTTATTTGAGGTGATGAGATGAAGGACAATACACATTCAGCAGACTGGAGGCTTCAATGCGCAAAACCTGGATAAAAGTGAAGAGGGGTATTCTTGAACCAAAACACATCGAGCAGCTGGGGCAAGCCTGGTACTTGTACTTTTACATTCTGGACCAGACTGAATGGGAGAGCGGAACTATTCCGGACTGGAAAGATAAATACGCAGCCGATGACTTGGGCAAGCCATTATCGCTTATCCGCGAACATCGGAAACTGCTGCAAGAAAAAAAATATATCACGTGTGAACAAGGTCTTCATAAGCAGAAAATCATAGTGCATAACTGGACTGACCCCCGCTGCTATGATGGGGTTATTCAAAATCCAGAATGCCAAGATGAAGAAAATCCTGAACCATGCCAAGAAGAAGAAAATCCTGAACCTAACCAATATTCAGGGTCGGCAAATTTGCCGACCCATAAAGTCAGCCAAGAAGAAGAATCTCATGGTTCAGCTCATGGTTCAGCTCATGGTTCAGCTCATGGTTCAGCTCATGGTTCAGCTCATGGTTCAGCTCATGGTTCAGCTCATGGTTCAGCTCATGGTTCAGCTCATGGTTTTAAAATCCCCTCACAAAACGCGGACTCTTCATATAGTCACATGTCACATTCCACAGATCACAGGTCACATGTTAACAGCAGCCCAAAGAATATTTTTTCTGAAATCTCTTCTATTCTCCAAATACCGTTTACCAACAGCAAGGAATCGGATTATCTAAAAACCCTTATTGAAGAGCATGGAGAGGAAAAACTAATCAAAATTGCTATTTGGTTGCACGAAAAAGACCCCACGAATAATAGCATGTGGAAAGCGCTGCGGGCGATAGATTCCGCCGCTGAAAAATGGACAGACAAACAACCCGCCAAAACTCTCGCGGAAATCATACAGGAGGCATAAATGGCAACAGAATCAGAAGTAAAAAAAGCACTAACCCGTCTTATAGATGCATTCGCCATCTATAACAAAGACCCCGAAGCGATCCGAGCATTTACCAGGATCGTCTGTGAAAAGTTATCCCCCTTCCCCGTGTTTATCGTGGACCGCGCGATAGAAAAGATAATCGATGAATTTACATTCATGCCGAAAATAGCCGAAATGCTATCCGCCTGCTGGCATGAACGCGATAATGCAATGGGTATTGTCTATAACAAAGTACAGGACTTCAAGGGCGATTGGCATGCCAATAAAATTCACGACAAGGCGGAATGGGAAGCCTTGCGGGATGAATATCTGAAACTCAATGCCCCTAAAAGCGCAGCGGGGGTTATGGATGAATATCAACATTACAGCAAACCCGGCATCCACATGCCGGAAGAGGTCAAGAAAAAGATTGACGGATTATTGGCAGGGTTGGAGGTGAAATGATTGAACTATCCGGCTATAACCTGTTTGAGAACAATTACAAACCCGACCTGCCCTATCGCAAATTGTTATGCGGGGTAATCAAACAAGCCTTTCTGAACGCGCAAGGCTTGGAATTGGATGCGGACGGCAAGCCTACAAAATTACAGGAAAACTCACTAAAAGCAACCGCGATTGAATACCTGCAATCTAAGGACTTCGAGCTGGGCTGTGAGTGCCTGGAATTACCGGGCAATACAGACGAATTTGTCAAAAAAGTGCGGGCAATGCTGGAAAAGGAAACCTATCAATTGTCAATCAGCAAGGAGGCGGTTATTGAAGAATACGATCCAAAAAAAGTAACGCAGAAAGAACTTGCCAAAAAATACGGTGTCAGTCAGCAGAGAATTAGTGCGATAGTGCCAAAACGCAAGAAAATCACAGCGCGCGATGTAGAGGATATGCGCGAGAAATACGCCTACGGTGGAATGAAAATCAAAGAAATTGCCAAAGAGTACGGCTATTGTCAGACTGTAATCTGCCAGGCAATCAATGGCACTTACCCGCGACTGGCTGGCGCAGAACGCTAAAAAATCGTAAATTAAATATGAGGAGAATAAATAAATGAGCGCAACCATAATTTTAGTAGGCAATCTCGGTGCAGATCCGGTATCTAAAACCACTCCAAACGGCACGGCAGTAGCAGAATTTAATGTTGCTATTTCAAACGGCAAGGATAAAGACGCTACCTGGTACCGCATCAGTTGTTTTGGAAAAATGGCGGATGAAGTGCTGAAGAGGTTGAAGAAGGGCAATCGCGTCCAGGTCATCGGCTCGTTAAGGGTCAATGAATCCGGCGATAAGACCTGGCTGAATGTAACCGCTGTTCAATGGCCGGAACTGCTGACCAAGCCGACAGATGGGGAAGAGGATTATCCGTTCTGATGAGCGAAGTCAAACTATATCTTGGCGATTGCCTCGAAATTATGAAATCCATCCCCGATAAGTCTATTGATGCGGTTATCACTGACCCGCCGTATGGGGTCACAAAATTTGAATGGGACTGTAAGGTGAAACAGGAGTGGTTGGACGAAATGATGAGAATATCAACCGGAGCGGTTTTGATGGTGAATGCCGCAAGACCAGATATTCAACTTCACATGTTAAACCTTAATCCAATACCGGAACGGGTTATTGCATGGAGACAACAGAAACCGAAATGTGGGAGCGGAATGTTTTGGACGTGGCAACCGATTTATTGCTGGCGCGCTGGTTTTCGCGGATGGGACACATTAAACATTCCTGTTGATGGAAAAAACTACGTCCACCCAACACAAAAGCCCGTTGAATTGCTAAAAAAACTTATTGAAATGGCAACCCATGAATCCGACACTATCCTTGACCCCTTCATGGGTTCTGGCACTACTGGTGTGGCATGTGTTCAAACAGGGCGCAATTTCATCGGCACTGAGATTGACCCGGAATATTTTGCTATTGCCGAGAAGCGCATCAAGGAGGCACAGCAACAAATGAGGTTACCGATATGACCCTTAATGACATCTTTTCCGCCGAACTTGGCGCAAATGACATCGAATTTGAACGTGAATTTCAGGCGATACCAGGACGAAAATTCAGGTTCGATTTCAGAATCGGACGCCTGTTGATTGATCTACAAGGCGGTATCTTTATGAAACATGGCGGGCATAATACGCCAAGTGGTATTCAGCGAGACTGTGAAAAGTTAAACCTCAGCATCCTGGAAGGCTACGATGTCATGCACTTCACAACCGATGATGTGGAGAGTGGACGGGCGATAGATTATGTATTGAGATATTTGGAGGCAAAATGAGCCCATAAGTGAAATGACAGCCTGCCTGATGGGCTGTGAGAGGAGAGAAATGAATACAAAAAATAATTTCAAAGAAAATGAAGGAGAATATTATGAAACGATTTAGTATTGCAGTGTTAGTGTTTGTAGTCGGGGCGTTATTGTTATCAGCCTCCCTAATTGTGTCCCCTGTATTGGCGTGTGGTGATTGTGTACCTGATGGCAATGCAACCTGTCCGACAGAATGCGGGTATGGTGGTGGATCAGTTACTGATAACTGTGGAAAAGTCATTCAATGTAATCCAACCGAATCCTGTCCGCCTAACTGTGTACCCGATGGAACAGTATCATGTCCGACAGAATGCGGATATGAAGGTGGAACAGTAACGGATAGTTGTGGTAAAGAAATTCAATGCAATCCAACCGGATCCTGTCCGCCTAACTGTGTACCCGATGGAAGTGCCGTATGCACGACAGCATGCGGATATGAAGGTGGATTCATTCAGGATAATTGTGGAAATCAGATTGAGTGTGGTGCAACAGAAGAATGTGTTGTTCCGCCTCCCCCTCCAACCCCCCTACCCCCTCCACCACAACAAAAAGATAAGCCATTGATACTATCACTAACTGGAATAGAGAAGAAAGAAGAAATGAGCAACGAACATAACGAGCAATGCACACTTTTTTCAATGACTACCCTTGAATGGATTATTCTAATAGCAGTATTGTTGGTGATTTTAGAGAGCAACAGGAATTGATTACTTGAAAGGATGGCAAGAATGATAAGCAGTGACACCGGAAAATATCCAAAGGCACAGTATTACGATGACGCGGGATTCCAGGCATTCCTGGTATTTTTCGTGATGATAGGCGTGGTGATCGCCCTGTTTATATTGGCGTTCTTCTGACGGGTGAATAATGTCAGAACTCCAGGCTCCCTACGGTGAACCTCTCAATCCCGATCAGTTGAAACTGATTGACCGGCTGTTAGCTGTCATACGCGAACATGGAGGCTTTGGTAGTATCGAAATCGAAGTCAAGGGAGGCATTGTGAAATTTATCAACCTGGAAAAATTGACAGTAAAGGCAACGGGAGGCGAGCAAACATGCTATAATGATAGAGGTGAACTATGAGTAAGGGAAGTGGTGGTTCAATATCATTAAAACCCGGAGAAGAAACAACGATTAGAAATAAGGATTCCGGACAAACTTTAAAGGTTAGAAAATCAAGCGACGGTGTTTATCAGGCGTGGTTGCCCGGACAAATGGGATCCGGCTGGAAAAATCTTCCCCAATCGGTAGAAAGTATAGAACGGCAAATAGCAAAATATTCAAAATGAAAACAATATTTTTGAAACCATGCCCCATCTGTGGACTCCAACCGATCGTGACAAAAAATATTCATTTTTCAAAACAATATGCGATTTATTGTAAATGTTTTATTCGTGATTGGGAGGATGAGGATATTGTTTGTTGTATTACTTCAAGAAAACATTTAAATGCTATTGCGAAATGGAATAAATGGGCAAGGCAATGGAGTATTGATCATACATGATTGATTACATTATAAAAATATCGTATAATATTGGTAACAACTGAATAGTTTTTGGCCCGCAGAGGCATTGATCCCGGGGCATTTCGAAATCAATCGAGATGCGCCGGGCTTTTTGTTTAACCGAAAGGAGTATCAAATGTTTGGTGGTTTATTGAAATCGCGAAAATTCTGGTTGGCGGTGATCGGCATTGTTCAGGTGGTTGTACTGGATTACCTCAAGGTTCCGGCGGATATTTGGCAGGCAATTGCAGCTCTGATTGGTGTGGTCATTGCCGGCATTGCCATTGAGGACGCGGGCGCAAAAGCCGCCGGTCAATAACCCTCTTGCAGGGGCGGAAAACGACCTTATCGGACAACTAAAAGGCGCTCACGGACGCCCTCCTCGTTCTGAGCGCGCCGCCCCTTCTTGTCATGATTAATTTACTTCTATTTTTGGCGTTGTTACAAGCGCCAACGCCAGAACCATATTATGGCGAACCGATACCGGAGCCAATCACCACACGCCTATATACCGCGCCTTTTGGCTGCCCGCAGTTGGGCGATCCCTATAAGATCAATGGATATTATTATCAGGATCCGGAATACAACGGGCAGTGCTGGCAGCCGGTATATAACTGGAATCCCGGAATCCCGACATATCAAACCCAATATGTTCGTATGCCTGACATATCCATTGGGACGGCTTATGCTTATGAAGCCAACCTCATGGAGCATACCGCTATGTTTCATGGGCTTACTTTGGATGATGTTAAGGATGGGGTCGCTTTGCCATTCTGTTCAGAAATTGGCAATAAGGTTTGGCTTATGCAACCATCTGTTGTTGAGTGGGAGGGGCCATTCAAGGTTGTAGACTGCGCCGGGCTGCTTGATTTATACAACGTAGTGGTTCATCGGCAGGAAGTGGTTGAGGTTGGATTCAAAACTGCTGTCAAGTGGGGCATGGTCAAAGATATTCACAAATCTGGCGAATCATGGGATAAGACATGGGATCACCGTCGCGTAGATGATGTGATTGTTTCAATGGTTGATCCAAAGAATCTAACAACCGTGCAGCCGGTCAAACTGTCAGATTGGTTTTCACGTGAGGCAGTATTTTTCAGAACACAGGCGGAATGGGATAATGCTTATAAGCCCCTATTTAAGAGCATTGACGGCGTACCGAGCTGGCGGTTTGAGCCTAACGGGCAGTGGATTACGTTCGAGGAGCATTAATGATCATCGGTTGTGATATTTCACAATGGCAGGACGAGGTTGATTTTCAGAAGATGAAATCTGCTGGAGCGCAATTCGTTTACATGCGTGGCACTTTGGGATTTACTAAAGACAAGCGGTTGGATGCTAATAGGGCGGGCGCACAGGCAGCCGGATTACCCTGGGGTATTTACCACTGCCTGGTAAAATCCAGGTATACCGCAAAACAAATTCAGGCATTTATTGATTCTGTGGCTGGCAACTGGGGCGATCTGCCCCCCGTGGTTGATGTTGAGGTGGATGGGGTTGGATTGGGACTGGTCAAGGAGTGGATCATAGCGGTAGAAAAAGCAAGCGGTAAAAAGCCCATCATCTATACCAGAGCGGGCTTTTGGGACTCCCTGATCGATACAAAAGGCATCAAGGAATGGTGCGGCCAGTACGATCTTTGGGTTGCCAATTACAAGGCGACCTCTCCGCATCTACCAATGCCGTGGAAAAATCTCGATAAACAATGGTTATTGTGGCAATATTCGGCCGATGAAAATGAGCTCGGTTCAACCTATGGTGTACAGTCCATTCCGATTGATCTTAACTATTTCAACGGGGATGTGGTTGATTTTGTAGTATGGTCTGGCGCTGGCGAGGAAGATCCGCTAACTAAAAAGGTACAGGTTATTAAAACCGCCCAATTATGGGGCAGGACTGCGCCGGTCTATAAATACACCACAAAGCGCATACTGCTTAATAACGGCGAGGAGTATGAAAAAGCCGGAGAACCAGTATATGACGCAGAATCCGGCATCACCTGGCAGCCGATCAAATTACCGGAAGAAATCGTATTTGCCAGTAAAAGCTATCTAAAAGAGATTTGATGGGAGACGTTCGAGTGCCTGAATTGAATAAGTATAAATCCCGCATTGTTGGATCAGGCGATGAACCGCTTGACCAAATAATGTTCAATCCGCGTAACTGGCGCATCCATCCGCTGAACCAGCAGAACGCATTAAAGGGTGTGTTGGAAGAGGTTGGCTGGGTGCAACAGGTCATCGTCAATAAGCGCACAGGTAACCTGATAGATGGGCATTTGCGCTGCCAGTTAGCGGCGCGGGAAGGCAACGAAACCATCCCCGTGACCTATGTGGATTTATCCGATGAGGAAGAGGCGCTGGTATTATCCACGCTTGACCCGATTGCTGGCATGGCAGCGACTGACAAGGAGAAACTGGATGACCTGTTCCGGCAATTCAATTCAGATAATGAGAATGTGCAGAAGTTAATTGGTGAGATTGCCGATAAAGAAAAGCTGGAATATGGCAAGAAGCCCATCGAGGACGTTGAGCCGCAGATTGACAAGGTAGAGGAACTGCGCGTCAAGTGGGGCGTAGAAACTGGTCAACTTTGGAAACTTGGCGAATGCCGCTTAATATGTGGGGATTGTACGGATAGGGCGGTGGTTGAGAGAGTGATGGGGGGAGAGAAGGCGGACATGGTGTATGCTGACCCTCCCTACGGAATGAATTTGGATACTGACTTTGAGGAAAGGTCCAAACGAAGTAACAAGGTGAATGGGAACAATTACCCTAAAGTAATTGGTGACAATAACGCATTCGACATGAAAAGGGTATTCGATTCCGAGATAAAAGAACAATTTTGGTGGGGCGCAGATTACTACCACAAGGAACTTCCTGATTGTGGAAGTTGGTTTGTTTGGGACAAGCGATGCGAAAAAATTGATAATGCGCCCGGTAATATGTTTGAACTTTGTTGGTCTCACGTTCATCACCGGTGTGAAATTATAAGAATATTGTGGTCTGGACTTACAGCAAAAGAAATCAACGAATCAAGATATCACCCGACGCAAAAACCAATAGAACTTGCGGTTCATTTTATTGGTAGATATTCCGTAGAAAATGCGATTATTTATGACCCATTTCTCGGCTCCGGTACTACCATCATTGCCTGCGAGCGCTTAGGGCGCAAATGCTGCGCCATTGAAATCTCCCCTGCTTATGTCGCTGTATCAATCCAGCGTTGGGTTGACGCGACTGGCGGGACACCGGAATTATTGACAGATTAGAGAATTGAAATGGGTCAGAAATACAGCAACCAACAGATGATTGACGCGCTGAAAGAAGTGAACGGCATGGTCTATCTTGCCGCGCGTAAGTTGGGCTGTACCCCGCAGACTATATATAACCGCATGGCAAAATCATCTAATATCAAGGCGGCATGTGAGGATTCACGCGGGGAACTGGTAGACATTAGCGAGCAGAAATTACGCGCTGCCGTGTTGAATGGCGAGCCGTGGGCGATTGCATTGGTACTGAAGACACTCGGCAAAAAGCGCGGATATGTGGAGCGCACCGAACTTGCCGGAGCAGAAGATCAACCAATAAAAATAATCGAGGTGATCAAAGCCAATGAGGACTGACATCTTCCGCATTGAAGGCGGTAAGGCGGTTTTGGATATCAGCGATCACGTGGGCCAGACGCGCGCATGGAATAGCTGTGCGCGTTTTGTGTTTATTATCGCCGGCACGCAGTCCGGAAAAACATCGTTCGGCCCGTGGTGGTTATGGCGCGAAATAACCAACTGCGGAAACGGGGATTATCTGGCAGCTACCGCCAACTATGACCTGTTCAAGCTGAAAATGCTGCCTGAAATGGAACGCGTTTATGAGGGGTTATTTGGATGGGGTTATTCAAAGTCTGATCGCGTCTTTGAATCTCCGGACAAAATCAGCTTGCCAAATATGCCAACCCAACCTGCAAAGCGTATTATTTTACGGTCCGCAAATGCAGCTGGCGGCCTGGAATCTTCATCCGGAGAGGCAGCTTGGTTGGATGAATGCGGTCATCCGGATTTCAAGTTGGATGCCTGGGAAGCGGTCAATCGGCGTTTATCCCTTAGTGAAGGGCGCGTACTTGGAACTACCACCCCGTACAACATGGGCTGGCTGAAAATAAAGATCTTCGATAAATTCAAGGCCGGCGATAAGAGTATCGCTGTTATCCAATTCAGATCCACCATGAACCCCGCCTTCCCGCCCGAGGAATACGAGCGTATGAAGCGCTCCATGCCCGCCTGGAAATTCAAAATGTTCTACGACGGGGAATTTGAGAAACCGGCCGGCTTGATTTATAACTGCTTTATCGATGCCATGCACGAATGCCCGCGTTTTCACCTGCCCGATAAATGGCAGCGTTACATGGGCCTTGACTTTGGCGGGGTGAATACCGCAGCCGTGTTTTATGCCGAGGAACCAGGCACGCATAAGCTGTACCTGTACCGCGAATATAAAGCGGGCAGCCGAACAGCTGCCGAACATACCCGCGAATTGTTAAAGGGTGAAGTGATGATCCCCTATACCGTCGGTGGATCTAAATCAGAAGATCAATGGCGCAGTGAATTCAAAGCCTCTGGCCTGCCCGTGCATGCGCCTGAAATTAAGGACGTGGAAGTGGGCATTGACCGCGTGTATGAGGCCCACCGCTTGAATGAAATTATCGTATTTGATGACCTGGTTGGTTATCTGGACGAAAAACACACCTACGCGCGCAAACTGGACGCCAACAGCGAACCGACCGAGGATATTGAGGACAAAGAGAGTTTTCACTTCATGGATGCCGAACGCTATATTATTGGCTTCCTGAAACGCAAGGGGTTCAAAACCCAGACAAAGAAAATAGACTTCTGGGAGCCGCACCAAAAACAAGTGGCGCAGGCGCCAACCCGAACCCCGCAGGAAATTGAAGAACTATTAAGAGGTGCACAATGACAGCAAGCAAATCCATTTTTGACTTGACCGAATTCAAGGCGTATAAAACCCCCTGGACAAACAGGCTGAAAACCTTGAATAAACGCGCCAAGTATTACGACGGCTCTATTTACGACGCTGCGATCAGCGGTTTGTCCTGGCTGGCCCCGCGCATTGGCCAGAGTATCGAGCCGCTGTATCTGCCGCTTGGTTCGGCTGTGGACGTGGATGCCGGCATTATTCCGGGCGGTTGGCTGCTGCCTGAGGACGATGCCAAATCCGAGATATTCCAAAAGGCCATTGATACCGTCTTCGATTGGTCAAACTGGGATACCGACGGCGTCCTGTTTGTGCATTATGGTGCCATGACCGGCGTATCCGGCCTGCGCGTGGCTGACTTGCGCGACCAGGGCAAAATCCTTGTACAGCCTGCTGATCCGCAGACCTTTATGACCATCGGCATGAAGGCCTACGACAGCACGCCTGATATGGCCATCATGATCGAGGAGCGCCTGGACAGCGACGGCAGTAAATTCGAATATGCCGAAGTGATCACGACGGAAACGATCAGAACCTTCAAGAGCGGGGAGCCATACGGTTTTGACGGGCGGGAAGCATCCTACACCAACGAACTGAAATTCGTGCCTTACGTTGAAATCCGGCATATTGAGACCGGCAAACCCTACGGGGAATGCACCTTCCAGAAAGCTATCCGCTTGCTGGATAGTGTTAATAAAATGGCCTCCAACCTTAAGACCATTATTGATAAGAATGCCAAACCGCAATGGTTCATGACCGGCGTGGAGCCATCTGAATTGAATCATTCAGACGATAATGCCTGGTTCGGGCCGGTGGATGCTAAAGCACAGATACTGGTACCTGATATCGACATTGCTGGAGTGCTGGCTTTTATCGATAAAATCGCCATCAATGTAGAAAAGGCGCTGCCTGAAAAAGCCTTTGATGATTTACGTAGAAAGGATCAGATCGCAACCGCCACCCTGGAATTGCAGCTGATGGAGCTGGTACTCAAAATCAAGCGCGCCCGCCCGAACTATGACAAGGGCTTGAAGATCGCCCTGCAAATGGCAGGCCGGGCAGCCAAAACCATGAACCTGTCCGATATCGCCGTCCTGGATGATGAGGAACTGCGTTTTGATGACCAGCGCCCGATCCTGCCTGTGGACGAAAGAGGGCAGATAGACCTGGAGCTGGCCAGGCTGGAATTAGAACAGATGCGCAATGCCGGCACCATCAAAGAAGGGGATAACGCGGAATGAAACGCAAAGAAGTTGTAGAGATCATCCGCGGAATTATCCCCAAATGGATAGAACGGCTGAAATTACAGAATTGGGATATCAGTATCAATTACATGACTGGAAACGGGGTAACTGACGCTGACGGCTTCCGCACGCATGCCAACTGCAGCACGAACTGGGAGCATAAGAACGCCCTGATTTGCTTCTGGCCCAAGTCCTTAAGGGCTGAAACCGTGGAATATATTGAGTATGTGGTTGTCCATGAACTCCTGCATGCCGTGGTCAATGAGATGCGCGAAACAGGTATCAAACATGAGGAGCGCGTGGTTGTGCATCTGGCAAAAGCAATAATGGGAATGGTCAGTGCCTGAAATCCGCCCTGCCCTGAGCTATATCGGCAAAATGCGCCGCCTGGAAGCCAGTTACCTGGCTGAAATTAAACGTGCCAGGCTGGGCTTGCGCCGTTCCCTGCTGGACGCTGTCACCCGTGAAGGCGTGAAACTATCCCTGCTGCCGATTGTGCGCAGGGAGGTCGGTCATCTGGAAAGCCAGGTGACAACCATTGGCCGCCAACAATCCGCGAAGGTTGACGAGGTAGCGCTATGGTATCTCAATCAACAGCTGGGCAATTTGCGCCGAATCAATGAACCGCACCTGCCGAATATTCAACAGTTGAATCTTGCCACGTATGCGGAACGGCAGCAGATTTATCAATCCACCCTACAGGCCTCCCCCGCCTGGATCGCCTCACTGGAAAGCGCGCTTGAATTGAATATCACCCGCCTGGCGGTCAACGGTGCGGATGTGACAGCTGCCATCGACCGGCTGCTGGCTCTCAATATTGCGGATGGACGCGCCAGTGCGTTCAGGTTAAGCGGCGCAGCTGCACAGACACAAACGGGCACTGCTACCTGGATAGCTTCTGCATTGGCAGCTTCCGCCCTGTTCAAGGCGGTCAAAGTCATCACCCGCACCGAGTACGAAAAGCAGGCCATTGCGGTCATTGATGCCAATACCACCGATTGCTGCTTGCGCGTGCATGGCCAGACACAGCCGTTGGATAAACCTTTTATCCTGGAAGGCACACCACGCTTTGCGGATAAGCTGGATTCCCCACCGTTCCACTGGAACTGCCGCACGGCAACCAGCCTGTACACGGTCAGGATGGAAGAAAAGGGAGTGACGACCGCGGAAATGACAGATGCGGCAATGGCGGAAATGGAAGCCAGGGAGCGCACAGGCACACGTGAGGAAATCTGGCCGGCGCATTCGACCAGCCGAAGGAGTAAACGGTAGTAACATCTTGTAACTGCCGAAATAGAAAAATAGTGTTATAATGTTTTTAACAACTGAATACGCACCACCCTCACTTGCAGAGGCATGATCCCGAAGTGACAGAAATGTCATTTCGGGTTTTTTGTTTAACGCCTCGAAGGCGTAAATCTCGAAAGGAAAACATGAACAGAAAAGGCTTTTATTTTGAAGAACCAGGCGGCGCAGGTGGCCCGCCCCCAGCGGATCCTCCAAAAGACCCGCCGAAGGAACCACCGAAAGACCCGGAACCAAAAACGATCCCGTATGACCGCTTCAAAGAAGTGAATGAGGCAAAGATAAGAGCAGAAGAAGCACTACAAAAAATCAAGGATGAGCAAAAAACCGCCGATGATAAGAAGTTGGCGGATGAAAACAAATGGAAAGAACTTTACGAAAAAGAAAAGACGGAAAAAGCCAATAAAGAAATAGAGCTTTTACGGCTTCGGGTTGCATCGAAGAAAGGCGTACCGGCTGACCTTGTGGATCGGCTGGTAGGCGAAACGGAGCAGGAACTTGAAGCGGATGCAGACAAACTGCTGTCTTTTGTGAAAGTTGAAAGCCCTGGCGTGCCTCCCAAAGGCAAAGGCGGACAGACTAATATCCTGAACATCAAGGATATGACGCTTGATGAAATACGCAAGAATTCCGCCGAGCTCCTGAGACAGGACAGAGCCAGAGCGCAGTAAATAATTCAGCCGCATGGGCGTCGCATGTAAAAAACGTATTGGCTGCGAAACCAATAAATGAATGGAGTAAAAAATGGCTATCAATTCAATTGGTACCTCGCAAGTCGGTGATTCAATCCCCGTGATTGTCGCTGCACAAGCGCTGGATTACCTGAAAGCAAACACCGTGATGTCACGCCTTGTGCGGCGCGACTGGGATACTGACATGGCGCAGTTTGGCCAGTCAATCTATATTCCCTACGGCGGAACGCTGACCGCTACCGCAAAATCGGCCGGAACCGCGATCACCCTCAACCAGGCTGACGACAGCAAGTACACCGTCACTCTGAACCAGCATTATGAAGCCTCGTTCCTGATTGAAGACATCGCGAAGGCCTTTGCCCGCCCTGATTGGCTACAGAGCTATACCATCCAGGCCGTCAAAGTGCTGGCCGAGAAGATCGACGACACGCTGACCGATCTCTATTCCGGTTTTTCACAGACCATCGACGCGACCTCCAGCCTGGGCGAAGATGATTTCCGCAATGCGCGGCGCTATTTGAACAGCGCTAAAGCGCCCCTGGCAGAACGCTATGCAGTCCTGCATGAAGACGCTGATTACGAAGCGCTGGGCATTGATCGCATCGTCAACCGTGATTATGCGGAATCCCTGGGCAACATGGCAGCCGATTCCTTCGTGAATAAATTCGCCGGCTTCAACATCTTCCTGGATCAGCAGATTGAGGTGGCTGGCGGAGAGTGCAAGAACATGTTCTTCCACCGCGATGCGATGGTGCTTGTCTCCCGCCCGCTTGCCCTGGCGATGCCTGGCATGGGCGTGGTGCAGACCGTGGCTGATGAAGACGGGCTTGGCCTGCGCGTTACCATGTCCTACGACCACGACTACCTGGGCACGAAAGTAACCGTTGACTGCCTGTGGGGATGTGCAGAACTGCGCGACAACCACGGCGTCGTGGTCGCCACCGACGAAATCTAATCCGGAAAAGAATCTGGGAGGGCCTGACCGCCCTCCCGAAAGGAAAATAACATGAGCCCACTTGGTTCAACTTTTGACAGTTTTCCGGAATTGAATATTGGCGCTGTGATTTCTGTAGGCGCAGAGGGAGCCGGTTCGATCATTAATGCCGCAGTCCAGTTGATTGATAAGGACAATGGCAATGAAGTGGCCGAACGGATCGCGCTTTTTGGCTATCTCTCTGATGATGCCTATGGAAACAGCGTCGTTTCAAGCGCTCCGGATGGCGGCTGGGCAATCGGCACGGACGGGCTTTTGATCCCCGTCGTGGCCAACAAAGCCGCCCAGTTTACGACCGAGAACGATGGCGATCTGGATATCAACATCACCCACGCGGCAGGCGCCAAAACCTGTTATCTGGTTTTGGTCATGCCTGACGGGCAGTTGGTGGTATCCGGCGCAATCACCTTCTCGGCAGCAATCAGTTAAACATGACAGACCGACCGCGCCGCTTTTTTATGCACGAACACATGCATAAAGGCAAGGCCTATAAAGAGGCCCTGCAGCGGCGCGGTTACACCCACACCGAGAGGCTGACCGGCAACTCCTGCGGCATGGTGTTTCTGGACCATGACATCAACGCCACGGGAGCTGGCAGACGCAAGCAGGTTTATATGGCTTACGAGCAGGATATCCCGCTGTTTTTGTACCCGCATTCAGCGCGGCCCAATATCATGTATGACATCTGGAAACCCTGGCCGGCAACCGCCGCCAGTTTTGTCATTGCAGAAGGGCATGCCGAAGTACTGCGGCGCATTGGCTATCCCCGCCCGCTTGAAATTACCGGCTGGACTTATACCGATATCCGCCCGTTCAAGGCAAAAAGGCCGCGCAAGAAAATCAAAGTCCTGTTCGCGCCCATTCACCCGATTAGCAGCGGGTATCTCATAGAAATTGATCGTGAACTCAATTTCAACATTTTCAAAATGCTGATCAATATGCCGGATGTAGATCTCACTGTTCGATACCTCGGCACGCTTGAAGAGAATAAATTATGGCCGTGCAGGAAAGCCAGGTACATCAACGGAAACCCAGACGGCACCACAGCCGAAATCGAGCAGGCGGATATTGTCATCAGCGCCTACACCCACGCATATATGGCTGTTGCGCTTGGAAAACCGCTCCTGATGATGGGTGAGCACACCCGCCCGCATGCCGGCAATCATTTATGGACCGGCTGGGGGGAGCAATGGGAAAAGTACAAGGATTACATGAACTTCCCCTTCAATGTGTGCGATACCGACTTCGATTCTGCCAAAGCTCTGAAAATGATGCGCAAAGCAATGGCGGGAAGCAAGGAAGTGGAAGCCTGGAAGCAATTATTCATCGGGGAACCTTTTAACCCCGATTATTTTGTGGATCGCGTGGAGACGTATTTATGATCAATGTCGTGATAACAAACTTTTCAGATTTTGGGGATTACACAACGCCATTGATTGAATCAATGCGCCGGTATGAAAAGAATAAGTACCGGCTTTTCGTCATTGACAACGGGTCGAAAGAACCATATCCAGCAGGTAATTATCACCTGATCCGGTACAACCGGCCGGTGAGCTGGTCAAAGATGATCAATCACGGGGCGGGGCTGGCGCATCCCGGTGAATGGATCGTATTCCTGAATGATGACGTTCTGTGTCATGGCCCGTTTGTCTGGATGTTCGGCGGACTTGACAAGAAAGTGATCTACGGCGTAAAGCACGGCAGAAAACCACCAGATTGGCATGATGTTGGTGTGCCTATTCATTACATACCCGCCTGGATCATGGCAGTTACAAAAGATGTTTTTGATGCGGTTGGCGGGATGGACGAATGGTATCCGAAAGTAGGAATGGACGATATCGATTTCTGCTGGCGGGCCGAGCAGAGGGGCTTTCCCATAAAAATAACCAACTTCCCTTTTGAGCATCTGATGCAATTCAGGCGCAATAAATGGCCAGGATTTAAGGAGCAAATGCAGAGATCAATCGAATATTTTATTGCTAAAAAAGTAAAAGGAGTATCAAATGAGTGAAGAATTAGTACCCGAAGAAAAATCCTATTTTATTGTCAATCCGGCGGGCGCCATCCATAAAGTCACCCGGGAACATGCCGAGAACGTGCTGAAAAATCCGGGCTACCGGCCGGCCAGCACAGAGGAAATCCAAAAACTGCACGACCAGGGCGGTAATCAGATCTGGAATAAGCCGATCTGCAAACCCTGGTCGCCCAAAAACCTGCCTGATCAGAAAATACCCTTCAAACCCGCACCGGCAAAGGTAGAAGAACCGAAAGGTAAATAATGATTGAGCACAACCTTCTAAGCAACGGAAGGTTTTTACAGGGGCTGGATGTCTGGACGGCATCCAGCGCGGTGTATAGTGCGGGTGACGGAGATGACCATTACGGTATTGCCGACGTCACTACCGGCGGTTATATCCAGCAGTCATTTTCCGTCCCGCGCGTACGCCAGTATGCCATCCACATCAGCGTCAAGCCGCTGACTGCTGCACTGACGGCCGGCAAATGCACCCTGACCATAACCGACGGCAACGGCAATACGGTCCTAACCCAAAACCTGACCGGCGCCACCTTGAACGCCTGGGAAGAGAACACCGTCAATATCGGGCTGGCAACCGGCACGACCTACACCCTGAAAATCACCAACGTTGCGCATGCCTACAACGTGCATATTGACGACGTCTGGATTTGGTATGTACCGCTGACGCGGGCTGAAATTGCCGCGCGCGTGCATGCCAAACTGGCCAGGCTGGCCACCGATCGCTCACTTTCCACAACTGCCAGCGGCACACTGACTGAAGGCTCCTACACCTACGCCATCGATGCCGGCCTGCGTTCTGTGGGCGCGATCAACCCTGAAACAAGCCTACCGGATACCCGCTATCTGGACGGAGAATCCGTACAAACTGCCCTGGACTTCGTTGAACGTGAAATCCTTGAACAGTTGCAGCGCGATTACGCCGTGGAAGTGGATACGCGCGTTGGTCAGCGTTCGGAGAGCCTTTCCCAAATTGGGAAGGCAGTCGGAGAAATGGCGGCCGGTGGCAGTAAAGGCGGCGGCCGGATAGTCATGCGCAAATTGCGCCATGAGGATGATTGATGGTACTCGGAATAATTCCTGCGGGCGGTAAAGCGGAAAGATTTGGTGGCTGTTACAAAGAAATGCTGCCATGCGGTAAAGACCAGCTGCTCTTGAATCGCACCGTAACCGCACTGAATTTCGGCGGGGCTGACCGCATTCTCGTGATCAGTAGCAAGGAAAAGATCGGCCTGCATGCCAACCTGCTGGGAGCTGGTTTTGACTACCAAATCAAGCGCGATACCCTCTGGCAGTCCATCATGGGATCATTCCCCTACAAGGCTGACTGGAACCTGTTTGCCATGCCGGACACCTACTACCCACAAGACATTTTCGATAAATCGGATATGCATAAAACGGACTTCAACCTCGGCTGTTTTACAACCTCGCGGCCGGCGCGTTTTGGGGTGATCGAGGACGGCCAGATCATAGACAAGCAGCATTTACCCACGGGAAATTATCAGGCCTGGGGCGTGCTGTGCTGGTCAAAACTGGTTGTTGATTACTGGCTGAATAACCTGGACAAAATCAAAACGTATACTGACGCCTTCAATCTGGCCATGAAGCATTTCGGGTTCACCACCTGCAAACTTGACTATTACTTTGATATGGCAAGCTGGGATGATTACAAATATTTCGTGCAGGGGGAACTGTGATCGACATTCGCGAAGGTGATGTTTTGGTGATCGGCTCAGAAGAGTATCCGGTCAAGGCTGTGGAAGTGTGGACCAAAGCATCATTCAACACCTACGGCTTCCAGCGCATGGCCAACGTATCCGCTTCAACCAAAAGGGCGACCATCAGCAGCGGAAAACGCAGCGCGCCAACTGCCAACCTGTCAGGCCTGAAATGCACGCCGCTGGATGCCATCACCGCGGAAGTGGCTGCTAGGCTGGCTTTGGAATCACCGGTCAGGATGCTGGAAACCTTTTTATCCGACAGCACCGGCTTTCTGCATGTCATTGTGGAGGACTTACTGCATGTCTGAAATTGGCTTGAGCATCACCGGATTGCAGGAAGCACAAATGGACAACCTGAAACGGATTGCCCGCTTGCAGCCGGATGGCGAACTGGGAAAGGCGATCAAGGACACAACCATTGGCGCGCACAGGTTCGCCGTGCAGATTACGCACGTCTGGAAAGTGCTGGGCGGTGGCTTGCGCGCCTCGCACAGGGTAGAAGTCAAAGGACTGCGCGGCAGGGTGTACATCGACCCGGGCGCGGTCAATCCAAGAGGGCAGAAGCCGTCAATTTATGGATATTACGAAAATCGGCGCGGTGGTTCGCACGCTTTTTATGATCGCACGGTAGAAGAATTTATCCCGCGTACTGAAAACGCGGTGCTGAAAGTGGTGAGCAAATGACAGCAACCAACAGAGAAACAGGACGCGACGCGCTGGTCACTTTACTGTCCGCTGCCCTGGTGGGTACTGGCAAACCGGCCCAGGCAGTTTATGGCTATCTGAAAGGCGACCTGAACAGCGAATCGCCGGTTGTGATTGTGGCCTCCGCTGGCACGGGTATTGAAAAACGCGCGGTGACTTCCAGGGTAAAAAATAACTTCTATTTTACCATTCACTCTTTTACTCTTTATGCCATTGAAGGCACCACGTGGGGAGAAGATGATACCGAAGACCGCACGGATCTGCTTGAACAGACCATCCGCGATACGCTTAAGTCCAATGTATCGACTGCCAACTGGGCTTTTATCGAGATTGACGGGCGGTCAACCATTGACAGCGTGATTATCAGCGGTGAGGAATACCGGCATGAAGCCATCCCGATCCGCATGGAGAAATACGATGACTGAAATCGTGATTTGGAAGAGTAAGGACATGTTTATCAAAATAGAAAGAGGTAAAAAATGAGCGGTGTAATCCCCTTAAGTAAAGTACAGATCGGGCGGGAAACCAGTCGCTTCACAGCCGTGGACGCGACCGATATCCTGCGCATTGAAGGCGCATTTTTGAAGGATATGCGTGATATCCAATTTGTGCCTGAAAACATCGGCCTGCTGGTGGACGTGGATCGTACAGCAGTGCCCTCACTGGCAGCGGGCATATCCATACCTGACAACGCGCTTACATTCGAGCAAATTCTGCACATTCTCGAAATGGGCCTGCGGACAGTATCAGGCGCGCAGGATGGATCGGGTTCGGATTATATCTGGACTTACGACCTGCCGACCACAGCACAATTGACGCCAAAACCCTATACCATTGAGGGCGGGGATGATCAGCAGGCGCAAGTCATGGAAGGCGCTTTCTGTGAAGCCTTTTCCATCTCCGGTAAAGTCAAGGAAACCCTGAAATTCAATGCCGAATTGATCGGCGCCCAGACAACCAACGATACTTTCACCGCTAGCCTGACCATTCCGACCGTTGAAGAAGCGCTATTCCAAAAGTGTAAGCTGTACATCGGTGACGTGGCTAACGGCTTTGGTGCGGGCGGTGATCTGCTGACCAATACCCTGCTGGGCTTCAATCTGAGCGTCAAAACCGGTTTTCAGCCGCGCTTTACAGCCGACGGCAATCTCTATTACTCCTACCTGAAACAGGTCAAGCCGGAATTCACCCTGGATTTGACACTGGAGCATAA